ATATAAAGGTTATGTTCAAACTGAGGGTATATAAAGGTTCTGGTCTGGAATAAGGGTATATAAAGGTTGTTGTTGGGATATGTCAATAATAACGGTATATAAAGGTTAGGGCGAATAGTAAAAAAGTAATGGTAGGCGTGCCTATACTTCCGTAAGCCATAGCCTACGCTGTAAACGCCTCGTTCTTGTGCCTTTTGGCTGTAGCTCTTATCTTTGTAGCGGGCTCTGTTGCATACCATACAACAGTTCTTATCACACTGATAAGAAGCCCTTTTCTGTCAGAAATCATTCCTTGCTTCTTTCGTGTGCCCGCCCTTGGTGTCATTCCACCCACCTAGAGCCCCATTACTTTAAGTTGAGAGTTATCGGGTGCTTCAACTCTCTAAAGCCTGAAAACAGTGGGAAATATCAGAAACCCACTTTACCCTAATCAAGTAGCAGAACTACTTGACTAATTACTAATACCCATAATACTATTTAACACTATCGGTTTGATTATCCATATGCCTAATCGTTCGCGTACAACTAAGGGTATATAAAGGTTGCTCTATAATGAGGGTAGTTAAAGGTTATGATGGTATAATAAAAAGAGAGGGTTAAAACTCCTCAAAGTTTGTCCTTGACCAAGTTTCGATAAACGAATGATCATGGGGGCAATTATAGAACTTGACATACTTTGTGTCAGTTTCCATTCTTGCCCTCTTATCCTCAATTAGAGGAGTGTCACACTTGGGGCAAACAAAGATATGCCCACAAGTTTCCTTGTATCTTGTAGTTGGCTCATTCATACTTCTCAATATCCATCATAGCATATAATACTGTCGGTTTGATTATCATATAGGCATAGTATATAAGGCGGCGTACAAAACAAGGGTAGATAAAGGTTATGGTTAGTATAATAAAAAAAGAGTTTAGGAATAAAGGTCTTGACTGCCAAGATATTGCTTAGCAGACAGACCTTCCCAATTCGATTCATCTTCCCAGAAGTTTTCCAAGTGCAAGACATTCTTGAAAGCGACTGCCAAAGCATGAGTAAACTCAGTGTTTTGACGACCATTCAAATCGCTTAAGTCATGCACTAATGTTGATACTTTATCCAAGACGGATTCAGTATCAATGTTAAAGGAATTCAATCCTTCTAGTGATGCCTGAATCAAATCTAACTCGTATTCGAGATAGTTTTGAATCTCAGTTAGTGCCGAGATAGCCTTTGATGTTGTGTTATCAAATACTATATCGCTTCTTGTGGAAGTCATGTTATACCTAGTGTTATCATACTATATAACCTCATAGGTTTGATTATCACAGGCATGAGTATAACCTTTAATAACCCTTATTCAAGGCGGGTCTGGTGTGAGGACTTTGCAATAATCTATCATATCCTAATCAAACCGATGATGTTATATACTATTACTGTATTTGATATATTATGACTTCTGCACTCGACTATGAAAGTGCACGAGATGAAGCATTCGAGAACTTTGCGAATGCTCTCATTGAAGTGCTTCACTTCATAGAAACTGAAGTATCTAAGAGCGGTCACGACCAAAAGTGTATCAAGGCTTCTGTCTTGAATAAACACTTAGGCTCGAAACAAGCCGTGACCTCACTCTACATTAGGATTTAAAACGGTATATAATACCTAAATCCTATCCCCCCTTTTTATACTAATAACATATAAATAGAACATTTCCACAGCGTTTAGAACGTAAGATTGGCGTTCCAAGTAGACATAGAAAAAAGTCAAAAAATGGGGGTTTTACGGATACAAATCCGATACAAATCCGAGGCGGGTCTTATTTCAAATCGGCTAGAAAATGATCAGGATTATCCCTCACAGTTTTCAAATACCTGTTAGATTCCCATAGTTCCTCAATAGGTAAAAGAACCCGATCATATTTCTCAGTGCACTTACGGCAGGGACAATAAACAAACATGAGAGCCATAATCTCATAATCTGGATCACCCACTCTCATTTTTTTTCTCCTTTAATTTATCCATATCCAGAGCATACGAAGCCTGTACTCTCATCATACATTTCATCAATGCCTTGGCGGAAAATTTCGTAGCACGATCTTTGGTGTGTTTTATAAAAGGCAAACCACAAGCCATGCAAATAGTGTTTTCAAGATTTCTTTTTGAAAAGATACTCATCACACCATATTATCCCATAGTACTTTATATTCCTTTCGCAGTTTTTCTGCATCGGGTTTTTGCGGGCGTTGAGAACGCTTATACATAACTATCGCTATAATTATGCCGATTGGCGAAAAAATTAAACTGCAAATCAGGAATGTAATTACTCCAACTTGCCATGTCTTAACCATGGTATTATTATACCTATACACCTATATATTTGTTTAGAACAGATTAGAACAAATCAAAGTCTTGGCATATAACCCAAACAATACCTTCTTTTCACTCATTACAACCCTAGTACCCCATCCACTTTTAGTCAAAGTGTGATAATTCTCTCTCTCAGCGGCATCAGAAAGTAGAAACCAGTCACCCTGTAGGGTCTTGATTCTTTCCAATAATTCCCTATAATAAACAACAACCTTTCTATCACAAAAAGCCAAATTATTCAAAGAATAAGCATGATAACGCCAAGGTGGATCAATCAAAAAGAATGTCGTAGGACTATCATACTTGTTTATAGTTTCCATAAAGTCCATATTTTCAACTATGGCATTTGGAAAATGCTCTTTACAGTAATTATTTGCATACTCGGATTTGTCATTCAATATCAGTGTCAGGTTTTGCCTAACATATTCAGCAGTTCTTCCAAGTCCACTAAAAGGCTCAACCCACGTATTATACTTGCTCATATTCGGAACTTGTGCTACGATGTGTTTTGCAGTATGTTTAACGCCAGCGTAGCCGCCAAAATGCCTCGCACCCCACGAATCGACCATATGTTGGTATGGTTATATTTGACATATAAATGTTACCAAGAAAAATTTTGCTTCGCAAAAAACGACTTAAGAGGGCTACCTTTATGACACAAGAGGTAATCCCTGACAGTCAATATACAATATACGTGGGGTAATATTAACGTTTAGTGTCCGTTTTCCAGTTTATCTTGTTTTGTTTTATCTTCGGCTAGAAACGTAAGTTTCCAAAACGTTCTTTTGTGTTTAATAGGTATGTTTTCTGGGAGTGTATTGGAAAACCTAGATTCAAACCATCTAAGTATGTTTAGATAGTCCTCTGCTTCTAATTCGACCATAAAAAATAGTATTTAAACCCATTTAAATACATTCAGTAATAATGAGCCACTTTTCTATACCAGCGACTGTTTATTCTGAGTTTTGCATTACAACATGGGCATCTGTTACCTTCTGTTCTGAAGAAGACCTCGCAAATAGTACATCTTTTAATGTCTTTTGCGTAGCCTTTTGACTTGATTTTTGTTCGTAAACAAACGTCTTTGCAACAATTCATCATTATACAATAGTGCTACTTCTATATAAATCGTGCCTAGGTGGTTAGTTACTCCACTCCACCCAATTCTCAGGGTATGCAAACTCACACTACTAGGCAATTACCAAATCTTTATATGCTTTAAATATATTCTTGATTATATGTCATTTGAAGACGAATTCCCTAAGAAGGAATTTCAGGTAAAGAGCAAACCAAAATGTACTTGTTCTTCAGGCTCTTGTGAGATTCATAAAGCTAAAAAAGAAGAGTGCTACTGTGATGGCTCTAGACACCCATCTTGCCCTATACATAGGTAACAAGATTTTAACACTTTTTTAACAAAGTTTATTAATCACCATACGTTGAATTATATATGGGTGTTAGAGATTATTTTAGTAATGTAGCCAAATCTCTTATAAACATTAATAAATCTCAGACCGAAGGTACTATACGACCTAGTATAACCACGCCCTATATGTCTACAGATAGTGGTGCTAAACTACCTATTTTCCCCTTCCCCCTAATGATGCTTTATGAGTTAGCCGATAACATTGATGCATTGAGAATACCTATTGAGACTTTGAATCGTGAAATGTTCAAAAACGGTTTTGAAGTAGTAGAACGTTGGAAGTACAAGTGTGAGAATTGTGGTAAAGAATTCCAATATGCCCCACTTGTAAGTGAAAGACCAGATGATCAACCATTTGAGCAAAATCAGGATAATGCTGGTAATGCAATACCAAAATCAAAGGCTAATATTGATCAATCTGCTATGCAGTGTGATACTTGTGGTAGTGATAAATTAAGAAGACCAGTTCCAGAACACAGATTGAAATTAGAGAACCTAATGAAAAAATCTGTAAACGGTAACGGTCAGACATTAGAGGATTTATCTAGACAATTAGAAAGAGACTTGGAAATAGCTGATAACGCATATCTATTGTTATTAAAGAGTTATAGTATTAGTGATGCAACTGGTAAGATCAATCCAAATGGTACGGAAATCAAAGAATTGCTTAGACTAGACCCACCACAAGTAGCAGTAATATGTGATAGTGATGGTAGACTAGGATATAATGATAAACATGAGCCAATATTCGTATGTCCTCATTTTGAACATCGTAGAAAGAGATTAAACAAACCATTATGTGAAGTTACCACTGATGGAATTCATTCTCAACCAGTAGAGGCTCTAAAGGCTATTATTGAAGTTAATTCTGTCTATTCTATCGGTACACCACAGCCAAAAAGCGTTATTTATGGTGAAGGTGAAGTAATTTGGAAGGCTGGTAAATACAAACCATCTCTAGTTTATGGATTTTCTCCAATTTATGCTATATGGTCTAAGGCTATGACTTTATCTCATATGGATGAATACGTTAGAAAGTATTTCGATAAAATGAGACCACCAAGAGGTATGCTAGTTATTGCAAGTAGAAACTATGAGACATTTAGAAAGTCTTGGAACGAATTAGAACAACGAGCAGCTGAAGACCCATACATGATTCACCCACTTATGGTAGAATCTGATAAAGGTGGCAAAAACATGGCTCAATGGTTAGACTTTACTGGTTCATTGAGAGAATTAGAATTTATTGAAGTTAGAAAAGAATTAAGACAGATGATTGGTGCTATTTATGGTGTTTTACCATTGTATTATGGTGAGATGGTAGGTGGTTGGTCACAAGAGGGATTGCAAGTTACCATTACCAATAGAGCAGTAAAGTGGGGTCAGGATATACTTACAAAGGCATTTTTCGACAAAGTTGCAGAGACTTTGAACATTGATGATTGGGTTTTACAATTAAAAGCTGGAGAAGAGAACGATAAATTGAGAGATTTGCAAACTCAGGGTGTTGAAATACAAAATATGGCAATACTACAACAAATGGGCTTTGAAATTACAAGAACACATACTGGTGAATTTAAAGTGAGTAAAAATACAGCCATGTCTACAGAAGAAATGATGAGAGCCGATGCAGAAGCTCGTTTAGGTAGGGGTAGAGGAACTGCTTCACCTAAAGAAGGTAGACAAAACATGCAAGGTGAACCTAAATTAGGTAGACCATCTGATATTGGTGGCGTGGCTGGTGGATTCCCTGCTAGTGGTAGTGGCACAAGTATGTCAAAAAAGAGTTTTCCTGATGGAATTACACCAACAAACTTTGAGGTTGTCAAAAAAACACTACAAAC